TTTATTTATAAATAGAATTTATAAATAAAATAATAAAAAAATACAAAAAATATGAACTTTATTAATTACTAATATTATTTATTTTTAATCTATTAGTAATCTATTTTCTTAATTCCCGTGCTCCAATGATATTTTAATTAAAATACAAGAATTATTGTGGCATTTTTATATTTTTTATATATTGAACCATATTCATTTATCTTAACGCAATTGCATTGTAAAAAAATTGAAATTATAATAATTATTTATATAGACACTATATATTTTAACTTCGATGTCTAATAATATGTTTTATCATGACGATAGTCATACTACTGAAAAAATATTTTCAAAATCAAATTTAAAAAAAAATAATTTAGGAAATGAACAAAAAACAATAATCTTTCAAAATATAATTGATCAAGATATATTACCTAAAAAAGACATTTTTGTTCTTGAAATTAATGAACCAACATTAATTCCTATATTTATTGCAAATGGATTAAATGTTAATATGATTATTCATCATAAACATCCATTAAATAGTCCAATTCCACAAAATTTTTGTGGATATTATGAAAATCTAGATGATTTTTATTATAATGTCGAATGTCCAAGTTATGATATTCCTTTTCAATATAACTATTATACAACATTATTAATATGGTATATTGAAAAGAATGATTATCAAATTGTAAAATTACTCTTGGAAAATGGTGCCGATGTTAATGCCAAAGGTTATAATAATATAACTGCATTAAATTATGCATCAAAGAAAGGTAATCTACAAATAGTAGAAATATTATTAAAATATTTTCCAGAAACTATTTTAGATCATAAAAATAGAACTCCATTAATAAGATCTCTTAATAATATACATATTGAGATAGCTATGTTATTAATTCAATATGATCATTCAGCAATTTCTATACGAAATAATAAAGGTGAAAATGCTCTAATGATTGCTATTAATAATATGTATCAAAATATGAATGGTTCTATTAAAATAATAAATATTATTATTAAAGAATATTTAGATTTAATCCAATTAAATGAAAGGGATATTGAAATTTTTTGTTTAAGATTTCAATATCCAAATCATATAACAGATATTTTAAAAGATCTTTCTATTAAAGAACATCTATTTATACAATTATATCCAGCTTTGACATCAAATACTCCAGTTGAATTGTTTGAATTACATAAATATTTATTATTAGAAATTTCTAATGAAAGATTAATAAAATATCTAATATTCTGTGTATCTATGAGAAATGATATAGAATTTCTTGATATATTATTATCAAAATGCTCAAATACTGAAAATATTAGTATGGAATTTAATAACCAACAAATCTTGGTCCCGACATGTCAAAACTTTTCTATTATTAGTAGATTATCATCTATTTGTTCTCATAAAGATATTGTCAATGGATTGTTAAATTCATTAGACTATAATGAAGAACAAATCAGTAATATTGAAGAATTTAAAAATAATTTATTACATTTATTTTCAATAGTTCCAGAATTGAATTTGTTTCAAGATTCTAAACAATTTGACACAATATTGCCATATGTTTCTTTTTCAGAATTCTTTTTAAATAAAAATTTTGATAAAACAATTTGTCATATTTTTTGCCAAAATATGACAAATGGAGATTTTAATGAAATTCTTGATTTTTTATTATCAAATTTTCCAGAAAAAATATCACAAATTAATATAAAAACATTTAAATTCTTTTTAGATCATATAATTGATATTAATCAATTTTTTGAAGATCATAATGGTATAAATTATACATTGACAATGTTTTGTATAAAACATTTATCAATGGAACATTTGATTATGATATTAAAATATAATCCAAATTTATATCTTCGGGATAATTCTGATAGAGATAGTATATCATATTGTTCTGTAGAACAAGAAAAATATATTTTTGGTACTCATTTTATTGTTCCAAATATTCTAATAGATAGTATTAGTCTTGAATTATTTGTAGATCCATATATTGCAAGTGATGGACATACATATTCATATGAATCATTGCACCAAATATTTTTAAGTAATAAAACATCTCCAATTACTAGAGAAAGATTATATCATATTGGTAATCGTTATGATATTGGTATTAAAAATCTAGCAATTTCTGTAATGATTGATGAATTTAAGAATGGCAAACTTACAATTTCTTCATAAATTATTTTATTTAATATTATTATATGAAAATATTAAATAATTGGTTAAATTATATACCTAATAAAAAAATATTAGATATAAAATTAAATAAAATATTATCTAAAACATATAATTTATTAACAGAATTAAATTACATAATAGTTTTTGATATAGAATTTTTAAGATATAAAATTAAACGTGAACAAGTTATGACTATTCATGAAATGGGAGGTATTATTTTATATAAAAAAAATGATGAATGGTTTTTATATTGTTTTTTTCATTTTAATTTAAAACCTTTAATAAAAAATATAAAACAATATTATTTATTAGTATCGACAACAAATACAGTTTCTGAAAAAACATATAAACAATTATTTGAAAATGAACAAAAACTTTTACCTGAATTTAATCCAGATTCTATTTTTATAAAAATGTATAAAATTAAAAAAATAGAAAAAATTAAATATATGATAAATGGTTATGATTTAAAAAAACATAAAATAGAATATAAATTATTCGAACAAAATATAAATTTAATTCTTAATGATCCTCTTGTTAGATCTAGAGAAATTAATAAAAATGATGAAATAAATTTTATTAATTTAACTAATAAATTATTTTCTATATCATATTTAATTGTTAAAGGTTTGGAAGATTTAAAAGCTATTAAAAATCATACTAGATTATTAAATCAATCACATATTAAATTAATAAATTATTATGATATTGCAAAACATAATGACTTTTTATATAAAAAATGTGATAGTGCACAATTAGAAAAAACATATTTTTGTATTGAAAAAATGGATAAAATAAAACCATATATAAATTTTATAGAATATTTGGAAACATTTACAGAAATTAAAGCTCATAATCCATTAATAGATGCATATTATACATGGATTATATTTAATATTTTTGTTTTGAAAGAATTATAATAAAATTGAATATTTTATATTTAAATGATAATGATTAATAATAAATAATGGAAGAAATAAATGAAAAAAAAATAAATTTACCATGGGTTGAAAAATATAGACCTGAATTAATGAATAATATTATTTCTCATACAAATATATTAAATACTCTTAAAACATTAATTGATAAAAATAATTTACCTCATATGATTTTTTATGGACCACCCGGAACCGGAAAAACAACAACTATATTAGCATGTGCAAAATATATATATGGTTCATCTTTTGTAAATATGGTTTTAGAATTAAATGGTTCAGATGATAGAGGTATTAATGTTATTAGAGAACAAATTAAAGATTTTTCACAAAGTGAAATGTTTAAAAATGATATATATAATGTTAATAATAAAAATCAAAAATTAGTTATATTAGATGAAGCAGATTCAATGACATATGATGCACAGTTTGCATTAAGAAGAGTTATAGAAACATATACAACAACAACAAGATTTTGTTTAATATGTAATTATTTAACAAAAATTATACCATCATTACAATCAAGATGTATATTATTTAGATTTTCACCAATACCATTTATAGAACATTATGAACATATTAAAAAAATTATTAATAATGAAAAATTAAGTATAGATGATAATGTAATTGATGAAATGATAAAATTATCATTTGGAGATATGAGAAAATCATTAAATACATTACAATCTTTATCCATGACATCTGGAAATAAAAATATAACATTAGATATATTATATTTAAATATTGGTTATCCTTTACTTGAAGAAAAAAAAAATATAATATATAATATATTGAATACTAATATTACTACCGCATATAATTTTATAAAGAGTTTAGAAATAAATAAATCTATTAGTTTAAATAATATTTTAAATGATATCGTTGACCATATTATAAAAAATAAAATTTATAATTCTATAAAAATTGCAAAAATATTAGTATTATTATCAGAAATAGAATATTATTTAACAGGAAATATTAATACTGATATTCAATTAGGAGCATTAATTAGCGTATTGTATTTATAAAAAATTGAAATATATAATATATATTAAATTGATTTATAATAATATATTGCTATATTAATAGTGTTAAATTTTAACATTATTAATATAGCAATATATTATTTCAACTGAAATGCCAAAAACTATCTTTTTTAACTCGCAAGAGTCCACTAGTTCTTTAGAACAACCGGAATCATTATTTGATATATTTCATTCGTCATTCTTGAATATAGGAGGACATGAAAATAGTTATAATCAAGATAAATTATTTTTTAGACAAATTGATAACATTTATGCATTTTGTGTTTTTGATGGTCATGGATCTGAAAATAATAATGGAGAAAAATCTGCAGAAATATGTTGCCTATCATTAGAAGAGTGTTTAAATGATAACATACAATTATTAATAGATGATAATTTTACAGAATTTATTCACATTTTTGAAACAAAAACTAATAAAATGTTAAAAGATAAATTCAATAATCTTAAAAAAAGTGGAGGTTCAACATCTACAATTTTAGTCATTACTCCAAAATTTATTCATAGAGCTTATCTTGGCGATAGTTATGGATATCTATTTATAAAAAAAAAGATTCCAGAACTAGAAAATCATGTAATTGATATTCCTACAGGATTAGATACTATACAATCTCTTAAACAAGATTTAGATTATTCAATAGATTTAACAGGAGCATATGGACACGATGCTTTTAATATTGAAGAATACAAAAGATGTCAAATAATAAATGAAGGTGTAATTTTTACATATCAACATCCTAGAAATCAAGATATAGTTTCACCAATTTTTAGTGTTTTAGAGAATGGTGAGATTATTCAAAATCCATTACCACCAAGAGGAAGTTATTGTTATTGTACTGTCAATCTTGATATTTCTGCTTATATTCAAAATAGTAATCAAACTGCAAAATTGGCAATGACAAGATCATTTGGTGATATAGAATCACAAGAAAATGGTTGTATTTCTATCCATACAATCGAATCTACTCCAATTGAGCAAATTTCTCATAGTGTAAAAAATAGTAGTAAAATTGAAACACTTTCAGAACATGAAAGAGATGATGATACCGCCATAATAGTTATGGGTTCTGATGGACTATGGGATGTTTTAAAAAGAGATGAAATATTTACAGATATGTTTTCTGAAGAAACATTAGATGCTTTTACAGATTCAGAATTATTACCAATAATTACAGAAAAATTTGGTCAAAAGATTGTGACACGAGGAAATCAATTATTTGGAAATACTGATAATATATCATTTCATATTATTTTTATGAAATTTAAATAATTATTTTTATGAAATTTAAATAATTATTCAAATCTGAATAAATGAATAAATTTATTTATATTATTATAATAATATAAATATGTTTGAAAAAGAATTTTTTGACGAATCATTAAATAAAAATTGTAAACTTTTAATAGTTAAAAATAATTTAACTGAAACATATTTTCAAGATTTCTTAAACAGATATCTAAATAAAAATATTAAAAGAATTATTAGTTTTGATTTAGAATTTAATACTCCTCCTAAATCTACAAATCAACGTAAAATTGCTATTTTTCAACTATGTTTTTATTTAAAAAAATATAATTTAATAATTTTTTTTAATCCTTTATTAGTATCTGATCAAACAAATAATTTAATGCATTCAATATTAATAAATCATAAAATTATAAAAATGGGTCATGGGACAGATTCATTAGATATACCAGCAATATATAATTATTTAAATAGTGTAGAAAAATGTATAAAATTTACAATTAATTTATATGATACTAGATTTTTATGCGAATATTTAAATATTATAACAGATAATAAATTATGTAATATCTATTATTTATTAGAAAAATTTAATGTTATAACAGAAAAACAAAAAAATTGGTTATTTGAAAATGAAAAAAAATTAGGTAATTTTTGGGATAAAGTTATTGATATAACTAATTTATCATCAGAATTAAGAGATTATTCAATGTATGACGCTTTATATATTAAAAAATTATTAATATCTATGAAAAATAATATTAATGATAAATATATATTTTTGTTATTAAATGAATTAACTAGATTAGTATTTTTATTAAAAAAAAATATATTTATTATAGATAATATAACATATTTAAATATAGCATTTTTATCAAATAAAACAAAGATGTATGATAATTTTTTAATTGAATATAATAAATATTTACAAAATTTAGATAATAAAATTGTAAATTTATTTAATATTGGATATTTTAAAAATATAATAATGAAAATATTACAATTAAAATATTATCTAAAAATAACTAAAAAATATAAAGTATATAAATCAAAAATATTAACTGTTTCTAATAATGAAATACATGAATTAAATAATCAATGGATTAATCTATATAAAAATCTAATATTTTTCCCAAAATTTATTAAATTATTAGATAACTTTTTAATTGAATAATATATTATTCAATCTATAAACAATATATTCTTGATGTTCTGTTTCATTTATTTTATTTAATAATATATTATCTAATTTATAATGAAGATGATAGATTAATTTATACATTGTATTTATATTCCCTAAATATAAATTATCTAAACCATATTTTTCACAATTATATATAAATATATTTTTATTAAATTCTGTATCATTATTATTTATAAAGTTAATAATTATTTCATGTTTTAAAGAATTACTATTATTTAATATATCAAATCTTGAATTTATAATTGTTTCTTTGATATCAATATTCAAATTATTAATATATTCTATTATTTTATATTTACCATACCAATAATTTTTCCATCCAATAATTGGCATATTACAATTACTAATTTTACCTTCTAAATTTCCTATTAAATTAATTTTAGTATCATCATCAATTATTATATGTTTTATTAAATGATTTAAATCATTAAAATAATCATAGATATACTCTTCAGTAACAATATATATATTTGTAGAAATATCTCTCCAACTTATACCATTACTTATAATATTCCATGTATGAATAAATATTTTTAAATCTGGATAATTATGATATATATTTTTAATTAAATTATAAAAATCTTTAGTATCAAAAGTATTACGAATATGTCCTCTAATTATAAGTATCATTATTATAAATATATATAAGAGAAGAATATTTATATATATTTTTATTAAATAACAAAATATAAAATATAAATATTTATATATTTATATATATTATCATATGTTAAATATTAATGATATTAAGATAAAAATAAAAAATGAAAATATTTATATACCTAAAAATCAATTAAATGAAAACCTTGATAGTAATTTTGTAAATAATAATTTAGATGGTATATTTTTACCAATATACTATTTATTTGATGAACATATTAATAATAATATTTATTCACGTGTTCGAAATAGAGATATTATATTAAATAAATATAATATTAATAGTATTTTAAATATAGATTCGAGTCATATTATCAATATAGCATCAACTGATCACGCAACTATTTTTTATGTTTTTGATAATTATCTTTATTATTCAAATTCAGGATTGGGAATTAATAATCATTTAATTGAAAATGATAAATTTGTATTTCCAAAATTATTTAAAATATATAATAAAAAAATTCTAAATCAATTAATGTATATAATTGATATTATTAACTATATTGTTCAACATATAGATAATAAAGAAATAGATCAACAAATATTTTATTTAAACTTAAATAATTATCATAATAATATTAATAATAATAAAGATATTACAATAGATATTAAAAAAATATTTAGTTATTATTATAGTTATGGAATTATAAAATCGGATTTTTGTCAAGCATATATTTATGCATTAATATATTATTTATTAAGTAATAATGAAGAAAAAATTAAAGAATGTACATTTAATGATATATTATGTGATTCAGAACCAAATATAATTTATGAATTATATTTTAAAGATAAAAATAATTCATCTAAATATAATTTATATGAATTATTTTTAAATGTATTAAATAATAAAAATGCAGAAATATCAAAAGAAATATATGATTTGATTAATATAGAAAATAATAATCCAATTATTAATGATTTTCAAGAATATATATCTAAAATAAATATTTTTATTAATAATATAGATGATGAATATCAAACATTAAAATATATGGGAAAAAGATTAAAAATAAATTATAATAAAAATATAGGTATATGTAATTTAATTCAGTCATCAGGTTCTTGTACATTTTATAGTTATTATTTATTTGCAACAAATATATTTTTATTAGAGACATATAAATCTAAAAATGATATAAATATATATTTAGATGGTATTATTAAATTTCATTATAGTATTATAGATTCTTTTAGTTTTACACTAGATTTTAATTACGATAATTTTAAAATAAATAATTATTTTAATTATAATTATATATTTAATTTATGTGATAAATATAATCTTAATAATGAAATAAATTATTTTAAAGATAATATATTAAAAAGATCGGATAGAATAAATTGTTTAATTGAAAATAAATTTTATTTTAATAGAAGTAATAAAACAAAATATGATAAATTAGATTGTACATTTATCATTGAATTAAAACAAATAATAAATGAAGTTATTAATAAAATAAGAAATACTGTATTAATTGATAATAATACTATTTATGATTTTATTAATAATGAAATAAAAAAAATAAAAAAATTAATATATAATAATAACACAAATATTCATGATGATTTTAAAGATAAAATCTCTGATATTTTAGATGATTATATAGATCTATATTATTTATATTCATTAATTTTAAAACATACATATAGTAATAAATATATTTGTCCACCAGATTTTTTCCAAGAAGAAAATTATTCACCTATTATTTTTTATGATAAATTTGAAAAAATAAATCAATATGATTACTATATAATTGATAATATTGATAATGATATATTTTTAAATTTATTAAATTATCAAGAACTTATTCAATTTTATACTTTTATGGGAATTATTAAAAATAGGTACAATATTTTAATATCAACTGTAGATTATAATTTAAAAAATAATTTTATATATATATATAAACATCCACTAAATAGTAATTGTCAATTATTAAATCATAAAATCATAAATATATTTGATAATAAAGATATATATAATATATTTAATATAAGTTTATCAAATTTTGGACATTTGTTATTATTAAAAGATTTTCAATATATATATAATCATAGTAATAATAATAATAATAATATAGTTAATTTTTTTAGATCTAATAATACATATTTAGCTGTTGATATAGTATATAAACAATTAAATATATTTACAGATTCAAATTTAATATATATATATGATAATAAAAAAATAACTAGCAATAAAAAAATAACTAGTAATAAAGAATTATTAACTACTACTAATATTAATGATTTACTTGATGATATGTCTAAAGATAAAATGTTTATATGTAATGCTAATATTGATAAAAAAAAAACTAATAATTATGAATCATTTAAAAATATAATATTTCCTGAATTAATAAAAGTTAAAAATTATTCTAATGTATTTTTGATAGATCTTGATAATAATAATGATATAAATTATAGAATTAAAAACATATTTAAATATTTAAAACCCGATGATAATTTATGGACAGATTCAAATAAATTACATTATCAAATAAGTAATAATTTTATTAATTATGATAATTTTGAATGGATTAAAGTAATAACAAATTTAAATAATATTGATAAAGATTATAATTCATTTATTTATGATACAAATAAATATGAACAAAAAATAATATTAAAAGAGAATTCAAATTTATTAAAAATATTAGCGAGATTTGGTATTAATTATAATAATATTGGATATTTTTTTATATATTCTAATGACTCATATTTAATTATTATTACTGCAAATAATTTTAAATCTTTACCTGAAAAATTTATTATATTAAAATTAAAAACTAGTGATGATACTTTTTATGAGATAGATATTGATGATATAAAAATGATAAATAAAAATAATGAAATATATCAACTTGAATTTAATATATTAAATAAACCATTTTATCCTTTTATTCCAAAAGATGCATTATATTTATGTTATAAAAAAAATAACACTTATATATTAGATATAATAATAAATACTGCATTTATAAAAAATGATGACAATAATTATTATAATATATTTTTTAATAAATCATATAAAATAAATTATGATGATCATTATGAATCATTTATAATAGCACCATCACTTATATTACCTACAAATATGACATTTAATAAAGATGTATATATGAATATATTATCATTTTATAATTATGAATATATTATGGATAATCCTAATAATTATCACAATAAGTTAAAAGAATATTATAAAAATGATTTTCATGAAATAATAAATATAACAACATTTTTAAATAAAGAAATAATGAAATATATAGAAAAAAATAATGAAGATATTGAAAGTTGTAAAAAAATTTTAAATGATAATATGAAATTAAATTATGATAATAATTTTATTAATGAATATAGATTTTGTAAATTTCCAAATATAGAGCCATCTTTCAATTTTGAATCCATAAAAACACAAATCAATGATATATATAGTAAAAAAATAATGTATGAGAATATTAAAAATTTTAAAACATATATAATCCAAAATTTAAATAGATTTTTAACTATTATGATATGTAAATTACTAATAAATATTATAGATAAATTATCAATAAAATATTCTATTTGTCATGAAATACAACCAATATTAGTTTCATTAAATTCTATTTCATTATTTTTAAATGAAATTAATCAAGATAATAAATATTATATATATGAGTTAATATTTATACTACAAAGTGAGTATTTCTTATCAAAAATTCAATTAGATAAATATAGAGAAATACGTGATAGTATTGGAAATCCAGATTTAGAATTACATCAATTTATGATGGCTAAAGGTAAAACATCTGTATTTACGCCATTATTATCTTATTCAATAAAACTGTTACATGAAAAACAACCAACAATAATAACAGCATCACATTTAGTAGATGATACAAAACAAATAATTTCATTAAATGCTTTTTTATATGATATTAGTGTAAATGTATTTTCAGATTTTGATGCTAAAAAAAGATGGATTTTAAATATTAATAAAGATAATTATATAGATTTTTATAATGAATGGAATATAATAGATGAGTTTGATTCACATCATAATTATTTACAATCAAATTTTAATTATATATTAAAAAAAGAAATATGTTTTGATCAAAATATATTTATTAGTATTTTTAATTATATATATTATAAAAAAATAATAAATTCTACAAATTTTATAATTAATAAAAATATTGAAACTTATATTAAATTTTTAGATTCTAATTATAATCAAGCATTAAATTTAGAATATAATTTAAATTATGGTTTTGACAATGATTTAAAAAATGTAATTTGTATTCCATATTTAAGAAAAGATACACCAATAAAAAATTCTAATTTTTCATCATTATTATTAAGATTAATATTAACATTTAATATATATATAAGTAAGTTTAATATAGAATTACAAGATTTAGATTTTGAAAAAATATTTAATAATAAATTATTATTAATAATAAATTATTATTAATAAAATTAGAAGAAACACATAAATTAATTGATAATTATCTTAATGATATATATATTGATGAAAGATTATTTACATTAAATAATATAAAACAATTATTCTTAAAAATTTATCAAGAAAATAATATTACAACTAAATTAGATATATTAAAAATATATTTATATGAAGTAAATTATAATGTATTAACATATTCTTCAGAAATATTAAATATGTCTTTTCAAGATATTATATATAATAATTATCAACAATGGCAAGTTGGTTATACAGGAACAATTTCTTTAACATTAAATAATTATCAAAATGGAGAAAAATATGTATTTAAAAATGAAAATATAAAACCAGATTATGATGAAAAAATAGAAATTTTATTAGCATTAAAATTAACAAGAGATAAAAAACCAAATGAAATTAGGATAATAAATTTAAAATCGAAAATAAATGAATCAGATATAATTAATAATATTGTAGATTTTTTACACCTTTGCACATTTAAAACGCCGACTTTTTAAATAGGCTATTTATTTATAATTTTTTGATGTTTTTCTTCTATTTGAAGGTTTTTTATGATATTTTTCAGTTCTATTATAAGTTCCTTTAATTATATTCTCATATTTTTCCTTTGGTATTTCTTTTACTACTTTATCAATATTAGTTTTTAATTCTTTATGAGTTAAACCATCTAATTTATACAATCTTGATTTCATCATACTAAAGTAATTTTCAATACTATTTGTAAAATGTTGATATGGAACACTATATAATAATGTATTATACTTATTTACTAATTCCTTTATTTTTGCATTTCTATGACTACTTGCATTATCTAAAATTATTAATTTATTTTTGTATTTTGTTGTAATGTGTTTTTCTAAAAATTCATATAATCTATCACTATCAATGCCTCCTTTTTCATATAAATCCCAACCTAATACTCCACCATAAGAAATTGCAAATATACCAGTATATTTTTTGAATACTTCTTGTGATTGAGTTTTTATTACACATCTTTTACCTAATTTACTATAACAGTGACTTCTTTTTTGAAGACCGCTTATACTTGTTTCATCTATACATATAATATCTTCTAATTTATGTTTTTTAATTTCATCATAGAATTCTTTTAATTTTTGATTAATATTTATTTCTTTACCAAATCGTTTTTCTGGTTCATGCCGTATTCTTGTTATTTTTAATGTTATATTATTGTCATTTACTACACGATTAATATGAAATCTACTTAATTCAACCTTAAATTTTTCTTTTAATTTATGTTTCAATTCTGTCATAGTAATAGTTTTATTCTTTTTAATTTCATCTAATAAAAATTTAACGTGTTCTTTATGAACTTTATATGCAACTGGTTTTCTATCTTCTCTTTTTATTTTACCATCCTTTTCATATTTTTCAACCCATCTCATTAAACTTCTTGGACTACATTTAAAAATTTCACATACTTCTAATTGTGATTTATCCCCAACTAAATAATATTCAACTGCAGATAATTTATAATCTTCACTTTTATGTTTAGATGTCATATATACTTAATATTATAGCATAAAATATTTAAAATTATGTTATAATATTATTATAGTAAATATAAAATGGATGAAGAAATAAGTAAGTTAAAACTTGAAATAGAAGAACTAAAAAATAAAAATAATGAATTAGAAGAAAAGTTAAAGTGTTATACAAATCCGAAAAGAAATAAAAAATACTATGAAAAAAATAGTAATATTGTAAAAGAAAAAGCAAAAAATTATATGGAGAAAATAAAAGAAACTAATCCAGAAAAATTAAAAGAATGGCGTCATCAAGCATATTTAAATAGGAAGGCAAAATTAAAGGTACATGAGAATGTTAATTTATAAAGTTTTCATATTCATTATTTTTACACATATAAATATTTTGAATAATATTGTCTATTTTTATTTTTTCAATATTATCTATTAATTCAGTTTTCCAATCATATTTATTATTAAATACATCTTCTTGTAATAATCTAATAATAAAATAACCATTTTCATTTGCACATTTTTGTTTATATTTATCTGTTTCTTGTTGTTCTTCTGGTGTTTTCCAATTCATTATTTGTCTAAAATATTGAGGACCATCTAATTCAATGATTATTTTGTGTTGTTGAATACAGAAATCAAAGGGCAAATAAGAAATATTTTTACACCAATCTACTCTGAATTGATATATTATCAATGGATAATTTTCTTTCATAATCTTGTAAAATTTTCCTTCAGTTTTATTATTACAAAATGGACACCAATGACCAGTTTTTATATTATATAAAACACTTTCAAATTCAATATCACATTTTTCACAATTAAACCAGTATTTATTACTATCTCCTTGAAATAAATATCTTGGATTTTCTGTATTTTTTAAAGACCAAAATTTAACTTTTTCGTGTGATGCAAATGATTTATTAAAACAATCTATACAATTATCTTCTGAACACATTTTTTTATTTACACAATAAGGACACCAACCATCTTTTTCTCCAGTGATAGCGTGAATATCTTTTTCAAAGTCATGATTACATTTATCACAATCAAACCAATATTTTTCTCCACTTCCTTGAACTATTTGTCTTGGTAAATTAGTATTTTTACTTGACCAATATTTTGATTTTTCATGTGAAGCAAATGAACGATTAAAGCATAATTGACAATCTATATTATCACATAATTTATAACTTTTACAATATGGACACCAACCTTCTTTAGAAACATATTTTATTTGTTTTTCAAAATCATGATGACAAATGTCACAATTAAACCATATTCTTTTATCACCATTTTTCAAAACAAATTCTGGTTTAAGTTCATTTTTATTTGACCAATATTTTGCATTTTTGTGTGAAGCAAATGATTTATTATAACAATCTTTACAATCTTTATTTCCACATAATTGTTTTTGTGGAATACAACAATATGGACACCATCTTCCAATAGATATATGAGCAGGGTCATTTATAAATTCATGATTGCATTTATCACAATTAAATAAATACTTTTTTGCACTAACTTTAAAAACTTGTCTTGGTATTAATTCATTCTTATTACTCCAATATTTTGCTTTTTCATTAGATGCAAATGATTTATTATAACATATAATACATTCATTATTTTCACATAATTTTGTATTTGAACAATAATTACACCATCCTCCCCTTGTTACTACATTTAGTTGCATAATAAATTCATGATTACATTTATCACAATTAAAATAAAATTTTTTATCGCTTCCTTTACTTACTTCATTTGGGTTTAATTCATTCTTATTACTCCAATATTTTGCTTTATCATGAGAAGCAAATGATTTTTCGTGAGGAATTTTACTATCTGTCATTATGATTTCTACTTATTATTAGTTTAAATAATTTTATAATTCAATTTTATATAATTTTATATAATTAATATTGAATGCGTAAAACTATTTAAAAATAAAATGTTTAGTAATATTATATAGAAATGAAAAAACAAAAACCCACAGTTAAAAAAAAGAAAAATGATGAAGAAAATTTTGATTACATGAAAACCAATAAGGATAACATTAAGAATATTATAAGAGATGAAAATTTATTACCTCTTATTAATGATATTACAATTAGAACAAATAAAATTGTTATACATTCATATCAATTCTTAAAATTATACTTATTGCATCTTTATGAAAATAATCAACCTTTTCCAGTTTTAGATAAAGAATATATTTGTGATATTTTTAAAGTCATTACAAAAAGAAAATGTAATAGTGGTGGTTATACTGATGAAACTATGCCAGAACAATTAAGAACACTTACTGATTTTTACAAAAATCATTATTCATTAACTATTTCTAATAATGAAATTCTTTATTATGACAAATTACCATATATTCTTGCTTATGAAGCAATTGATATGATTACAAATATTAATAACAATATTCAAGAACATTTTATTGACCATCTTAATAAATATGTAAATATTGTATTTGATATTAAAGCAAAACGAGATGAAATTACTAAAAATAATAAAGATAAAGTAATTAGAAAACAATTACATAAGGAATTATATGAAGAAATAAATAAAGTTAAGAAAGATTTAGTTACATTTGGCGATTTAACAAGTAATATAAAATATCATAATTGGATTAGAGAACAAAAAATAAAAATATTTCCAAACAAAATAGAATTTCAAGAAAATAATATTTATTATGAACTAAAATCAAATACACAATATTTTATTTATGGTATGTTTCATATTTGTAATGAATTAGAAAAAGTTAATGTTGATAAAATTAAAAATGACGAAAAGCAAATTAGATTATTTAATGTATTGCCATTAAGAACCAATATTATACCAAAAAATATATGTATTGATACATGTGGAATTATTCAAAATTTTATGGGTGAAAATTATGATAGTAAATTATTAACAACATATAAGAAACAAAATAAATATTTTGAAATCTGGAATGCATATTTTAAGTTAAATAAGAGAGTATTCAAAAAAGGACAAAAATACACATTTTCACATATGATTAGAACAGATGGTATTTCTTGTTGTATTTTATTTATAAAAGTAGATCCAAATGGAAAACCATTATCTAAAACATGGCAGAATAAACAATGTTGTCAAGAAGAAAATATTGATTATATTGAAAAAGCAAACATAGAAGAGATTAAAAATAAAAAGTTTGTTTGTGCTGACCCCAACATGAGTGACCTTATATATTGCGGATATAAAGATGAAAATGATAAATTAATTACATTTCGTTATACACAGAACCAAAGAAGATTAGAAACAAGAATGAAAAAATATAGTAAAATTAAAGATAAATTAAATAAAGAAACAATCATTAATGAAAAATCAGTAAAAGAATTAGAAACAACATTATCAAGTTTAAATTCAAAAACATGTAATTATGAAAAATTTAAAACATATTGTATTGAAAAAAATAAAGTAAATTATCAATTATATTCACATTACGAACAAAGATGTTTTAGAAAATTTAAATTAAATGCATTTACAAATACTCAAAAAAGTGAAAATAAAATGATACAAAACTTTCAAAACAAATATGGAAAACCAGAAGAAACTATATTTGTAATGGGTGATTATGATAAAGGTGATTATCATATGAAAGGAAAAGAACCAGTAATTTGTAAAAAATTTAGAAGAATATTTAAAAATGCTGGTTATAAAACATTTTTGGTAAATGAATTTAGAACATCAAAATTATGTAATTGTTGTAATGAAGAATTAGAGAATTTTTTAGAAAGACCAAGTCAAAAACCAAAATTAAAGAAAGAAGAAAAAACAGAAATCTGTCATGGATTATTACGATGTCAATCGGTTAAGCATAAAAGCGAAATATTCCATAACAGAGATAAGAATGCTGTGCAAAATATGTTAAATATAGTCAAATCCGTATTAAATACAGGAAAAAGACCAGAAATATTTTGTAGAGAAATAAATTCTTAAATTTCATATCCGTTTCAAGACGGATTATAACCAAATTTTTGCATTTTTGTTTATTTTTTCATCGTTAAGTCGGCGTTTTAAATGTGCAAAGGTGTAAAATTAAATAATTATAAAGGAACAGAAAGAGGTTTTATAGATTTAATAGGAATATTTAAAGACATACAGAATGATAAAATTGCAGAATATTTTTTAAAGAAATTTCCTAAAAAAAAAATAATTTATTTTAATAATAATACTCCATATATATTATATTATAATAATAAAAATATAATAAATATTAAATTTGATGGAAAAATAGAAGATAATAATTTTTATTATTACGATCAAGCTCATACAGTAGGTTCTGATTTAAAACAACCACAAACAGGAAATATTGTAATATTAATAAATGAGAACACAAAATATACAGATTTTGCTCAAGGAATATTTAGATTTCGAAAATTAAATAAAGGTACATATTTATCAGTTATGATAGATATTAAAGATAAAAATAAAGATAAATATAAATCAGTAGATAATATATATGGATTATTAAATAAGAATGAAAAAAGATTTAATAATAATCAAAAAGAAGGGTTAAAATATCAATTATTAAAGACATTAATAAGGAATAAAACAAAAAATTATAAAGAGATTGATTTAAAACCAGATTTTTTAAGAAAAGAAATTAATTCAAATATAATAAATGAGATAATTGATCATAATATTATTACTAATTATAATAATGATAATAAATATATTAATAACCTTATAAAATATTTTAAATATTCAGATCACTATAAAAAAGTTAAAAAATTGATATTTAATTCTGAAAATAATTTTGACCAAGATCAAGACCAATATCAAGACAAAGATCAAGATCAAGATCAAGATCAAGATCAAGACCAATATCAAGACAAATATCAAGATCAAGATCAAGACCAAGATTTAAATATAGATATATCTATAAAGAAAAAATTAGATAAAATTTCTATAGATAATTATAATTATATATTAGATCAAAATTGTAAATATTGTAAAAATACAAGGTGTACAAAATTATTTAAAAATGATAATATTAAAATTAAAAATAAAGATATATATATTAGTTATAATTTTTTAAAAAAATTTAATGATGTTGATAAATATTTTATAAATAAAATGGAAAAATTTGGTAATTTTAATTATATTGAATTTGATGATTTCTTTTTAATAGAAACTGAAAAAATATCATCAATCTATTATTATAATTTATTTCCTGTTTACAATATTAATGGATATTTAAAAAATAATATATTATTTGATGAAAAAGATATAGAAGAAAAAAAAATACATATTCCAATAGAATTAATAAAATTATTAGGTATTAATATTAGAACAAAAAAAACTAAAATAAATATTATTAATGTGATCGATAATTTAAGTATTAATGGTAATTTATTATTATCTATATTTTTATATAATTATTTTTATAATTTAAAAGATTATAATATTAATTATAGTAAAATATTTAAATTATCATCTGAATTTATTATACATATAAATAAAACATTAAATAATTTAAATATTTTATTTGAAAAAAGTATTTTGTGTTATGATACTCATACTGATGATCTATTAGATATATATTATAATAATAATAATTTAGTAATCATAAATGGATATAATAATGAATATATAAAAAGATCAATACCATTATTATATGATTATCAAGAAGAAAATTTGTTAAAATTAATTGAATCAAATGTAAAATGTAATGAAAAATCAAATATAGATGATAATAATAATGATAATGATAATGATAATAATAATAATAATGAAAATTTAAATATAGATGAAAATTTAAATATAGATGATAATGAAAATTCAAAAATAGATAAAAATTTAAAAATAGATGATAATGAAAATTTAAATATAAATGATAAAGAAAATTTAAAAATAGATGATAATGAAAATTTAAATATAGATGATAACGAAAATTCAAATATATATAATAATATAGGTGAAAATAAACAAATTATTATAAATAGTTTAAATATATTAAATATACTAAATATCGAATATAATAATAAAGAATTAATATCTAATAGATTTAAATTAGAATATAATCTTTTAAATGATAATGATGATGATGATGATGATGATTTAATAAATTTAATTATTAAAAAATGGAAAGAATAAATTACTAAATTATTAAAAATATTATTTATTAGATGTGTTTACATTTATTTTAATAGTTATAAATTTATAACTATTAAAACATCTTTATAATAATGTGTTAATATATACGTTAATTACTATTTTTACTGCTTTATAATTATTTAGAAAAATAAAACTATTAAATAATATAAAAATCAAGTTATTAATGCATTTTTATTTGGTGTAATAAAAATTTGTTATAAAATGCTATTATTTTATAATACTTATTAGATTAATTTTTTAATTTATTTTTTAAAGCATTAACTTTACTTTGTAAAGTTGATGAAAATAACATAATAAATGATGTAACCAATGCACCAGAATTTAATTCTTTTACTTTTAAATGACTAAAACCATATAATCCGTCTAAAGGAAATGGAATTAATATTACAATATTTCTTGCAATATATGCTATTGATATTAATAAACCAATCATTAAACAAATTTCTAAAATTAATTTATATTTTGATTTATTATTATTTTCATCATTAGTATTGGAATTATATTTAAATATATATTTATCTAAAATTATTGTAATACCTAAACCAAAACATATTGAAATTATAGAAATATAATTTAAATCTATAATTTTAATTATTCTTATCATAAAATCATTACTCATTATATAGTAATATATTAGAAATAAATTTAAAGTAATCTAAAGTATTTTAATAATATATTAATATATTTGGTTTATTTAAATTGGAAAAAATTATTTTTCAAATATATTTTATAAATTTTTAAAATTATAAAATATATATTTCAAAAAAATACTATTATTTTATTATACTTGTTAAATTAATTTTTAATTATTTTTATTATACTTGTTAGATTTATTTTTTTAAAGTATTGACTTTAAAAACTTGATGAAAATAATAAATCAACATATAAATTAATTTTTAACATAATATTATTATATAAAATCTCGGAAATTAATAAAAAATAGAACATAATTAATCTAATAATTTATAAAACTAAATTTAATAATTTATAAAATTAAATTATTAAATAGAACTAATAAACATAATAAAATAATAACATTTTATAAATCTAAATAACAAAATTTTATTTTTATGCTCAATTATATTCTTAATTTCCATACTCCATAGTAATATATTAGATATAAATAGTTTATTTTAAATAGAATAAAATAATATTTTGAAATATATATCATAAATTATTGAAAATATTTTTTATTTAATATAAATAAAAATATTAAATAAATGACAAATAAAATATATAATATAGATAATTATGAGATTTTAATATGTAATATAAATAATAAAATTTATATAGAATGTAAAAAACTAGAATATATATATAAAATAAAATTTAATTATATTAATAATTTAGAATTATCAATAAATAATATTTATAATCTTATTTGTAATACATTTGAAAAAAGAAAAAATTATAACTATAAAATTAATATCCATAAAAATATTATGAATATTAATTTTAATATAACATTAGATAATAATATAAATTTTATTTTTGATATTAATTGTAAATTAATAAAATACAATGTTAAACCATTAGAATTATTAGATATAATAATTAATTAAATTATTGAAAATATTATTTATTTATTAATAATATTATCTATTAAATAAATGTTACAAAAGTATAATCTTGATGATTATGATATATATATATAGATTTAATAGATAATAGTATCATTATGGAGATTATAAATAATAGAGATAATACATATATAAAAACATTAAATAATGGTATTGATATTGGATTAACATTATCAATAAATAATATTTATAAATTAATTTGTTCAACATTTGAAAATAAAAAAAATCATAATTATAAAATAACTAATATTGTTTATAATTTTCTAGATATTAATTTTGATATAATATTAGAAAATGATATTAATTTAAAATTTTGTATTAATTTTAAATTTGATGAAATTCTTAAATTAAAAAAAGATAACAAAGATTTAAAAAAAATATTAGATGAAATAATATTACAAAATTATAATTTAGAAAAAAAATTAGATAGAATAGATATATTTAATAAAGAGTTAATAAAAAAAATAGAAGATAATAATAAAAAAGTTAATAAAAAAATAGAAGAAAGTAATAAAAATTATGATAATAAATTAAAAGACTATAATAATAATAAAAATTGTTATACAGAAATAATAATTGGTAATAATGGTCGTACAATATTTACTATTCCAATAAATATAAAACATTTAGAATTATTTAATTTTGATCCTCAATATTTTAATAAATTACAATTTTTGAATAATTTAGAAATATTAGATTTAACACAAATAAATTACATGTTTTATGACTCTATTGCACAAATAATTAATAATTCTTTAACAAAAATAATTATTAGTGTTTGTGAACAATTTAGTGATAATTTTGATGAAAATTTACCAAATCTCAAAATTTTAGAAATTCAAACATTAGATTGTACAAAAAAAATTAAACATAAAAATATAAAAAAATGTATTATTCAAAATTTACAAACAAGTTTATATAGAAATAATAATATTTTTAATGGTAATATTACTCATACAGAAATCATAGAATTTTTTAATAATTTTCCAAAACTTGAAATTATAGAAATATCTTATATTACAGAAAATTATAACTCTAGTAAAATATATGTTGAAAATTTAATAACAGAATTAAAAAAACATTATTTAAAAAAAATTAATTTTATTAATACATGATAATTAAAATGTATAAACTGTATAAATAGATAAAACTTCATCTTTATTTATTGAATTCTCATATATATACCATTTCTTTTTCCCAAAATCCCATTTACCACCTAATTTTTTTATCTCATTTTTACTTGCATATGGAACTTGTAAATATATCTTTTCTGAATCATTAATTTCTTTCTCTTTCTCATATGGACATTTAATTAAACCTAATGATTCATTAGCTAATTTATCTGCTTCTCTATTACCAATTGAATGAATATCATCATTATCTGTATGTGCTTTAATATGAAAAAATCTAATATTTTTTTTATCTTTATACAGTTCAAATGTTTTTCTTACTAGATCTTTATTTGGAATATCTTTTTCCCAACCATCATCTGCATTTTTCTGCCCATATGTTGAAATACATTTTAATGTATAATCTGAATCTGAAACTATTCCTATTTTTATTTTATTATTTATATCGTTTTCTATAATACTATATAAATGATATAATGCTCCCAATTCAGCTGTATTATTAGATTGTTTTCCTTTAACTTTTTTATAAACATTTCTTTCATCATTTACACCAAAATATATTCCAAACCCTGCTTGAGCATTATCCTTACCATTATTAATACATGCTCCATCGATATAAACAAAATATTCTGGTTTATATTTAGATTCATGGATATTTTTAATAGTATGAGGTTTTTGTTTAGTTTTTATTAACATATCAAATGCATTAATAAAATTTTTTTCTTCATTCATATTATTTATAATTATTTATAATTATAAATAATATTTTAAATAATAATATTTATAATTATTTATTCTGAAAAATATAATATCTATTTAATCTAGTATAAGTATAACATGATTTATTCATTGTATCATCATTATAATATTCTCTTACTTTCATAAAAAATTTTCTAGTTTCATCTTTTTCTTCATATTTTGCAACATCTGTAAAAAAATGTCTATGTTTTTCAAATGTATTCATGAATAAATCAGTATCTTTTAATTCTAAATTATTTTCCTTCATCTTGCCTATTATAAATTCTGGTGTTACTAAATATTCTGTTTGATATACACCATCTTCAAATGCAGGTAAATGAACATCAACAGATAAACCAGTTTTATTTATATCTGTATCTGTATAATTTTTAACAACATCAAATAATATTTTTTTTTCACCTTCTTGAGTTGTATAATGTGATGTGATATGATTATTTTCATCAAATGAACTATTTACTACTGAACCATCAAAAGTTGTTAATAATAAATATCCTGATGGTTTTAAAAATTTCTTAACATTATTTATAAAATTTTTTAAACTATCATCTGATTTAAAAAAATAATGAACTGCAAATTGACAATTTATAATATCATATTTTTTTGGTTTTTTATTCTCAAATAATTCAATAATCATCTGTTTATTTTTATCTGACATTGTCCCTAATGTGCGAAGTTGATCTTCTACAGTTAATGGTGTTCCACCATCTGCAACTAAAAAATTCATCTTTGGAAAATTTGGAAATTTCTTTTTAAAATCTTGATATCTTGATAAAGCTCCATCTGAACCAGAATAAATTCCATTTGGATCAATATCAAATCCAACATATGAATTTACTCGACTATGATAAAATTTTCCAATATCTCCTCCTTTACCACATGCAATATCTAGGATATCCATTTTTTTAGTTATAGTTCCCATTTTTTTTTCTGAACAATAAGTATAAATTATATTAGATTTAATCCAATTGTGAAATTCTCTTAATGGTCTTGCTAAATTTGTTACAACTTGGTAATATATATTTTCTCTTCTTTCTAATGTAATTACATCTGATGTAATTTTACTTTTTAATTTTTTATGATGTGCTTCATATGTATCTATATTTCCTAATAATTCAATATCTGAAATTTCAATACCATCCATAATAGATCTCCATGTTTTTTCTGCAATTTCATTATTATTCCCATATTTTCTTTTATATAAATTTACTGAATCTGTTTTATCATATCTTGTTCTTAATGGAACCCATCTAAATCCTTGTTGAACTGTTGGATCATTTAAATATGAAAATTCAACAACAGTTTTATCATTAATTATATTACCTTCAATATCATATACATTATCATCTTTTGTATAAATATTTGCAATATAATTTTGATTATCTTTTTGAAATAAAACTGGATATTCTTTTCCAGACTCTATTTTACCAACATACAAATTTAATATTCGATATATACTATTTTTTTTATTTATTTTTAATGAATCATTATGTTCTATATCTTTTATATCATATTCAGTATTAGAATTATTGTAAACATCTAAAATTTGATTAGTTTCTTTATGTCTCTCATATTCAACATAAAAATCTAATGAATTTTTTGATGCCGGTTTCCATTTATAAATACGATTTTTAATATCTCTTAAATTTCTTGTATAAATTTGTTCAATTGGAGTATAAATAATACCATCTAAAATATATGGACAATGCAAATCTGTTGATTTTGTATATAAATTCCAAAATAATGATGAATAATTATAAACTTCACATGGATTTATTCCTAATGGAATAATAAAATATTTTGTCATTACTATATTAGAACCTATTTTTTTATTTTCTAATTTATTATTTAATTCTTTCATAAATTTTTTAATTCCGATTACATGAAATTCATTTATCTTTTTTAAATCAAAAGTTCCACTATATTGCTCATTATTTTCTATTTGATTAAATAATTCTTTTGTACATATTCTAGTTTTTTCTAATCTATTTATTAATTTATCATCTTTTCTTATATCTTCACCTTTAAAAAATAAACAATCAAATGCTAAAAATATGAATTTTTGATGTTTTGAATTAAATATATATTCACCATCTAATATTGTTCCATTAAATTCATCTACATTTTTAAAATATTGTTTATCTAATTCTTTTATCTCTAATGTATTTGATATTAAAAAAATATATCCATCTATTATAAAAATAAAACTTCTATCACCATCAGCTTTATCAGTCACTGTATATTTATTAGGTATAATATCAACAATATGAGGTATTTCTGCAGCTTGAGTTTGCATTGCAGGTAAATCTTTAATATTAATTTCTTGATCTGGAAAAATTAAATTTTTAAATTTTGTTATAATTTGCTCATTTGTAATCTTATCTAAAATTATTTCTGATTTATTTAATATTTTTTTTAATTTAATTATCCATTCTTGTATCTTATTTAAAATATTATCTGTATTTTTCTTTGTTAAATCTTTTTTAAATGAAATATCTAATTCTAATTCAACATTCAATATATTTTTATCTAAAAAATTAAATTTATTTGATGTTTTAACTTGTGATAAATCTATTTTTAATATATATTCTGTATTATCTTCTATAATTAAACTAACTCTTTGAATATAACGAAAATTTATATATTTTCTATCTTTTTCAGATATTCTTAATAATGTTTCATATTCAGATTTTTCAATATCTTTCTCCGTTGATAATCTTGCACGAATATCATAATAATCAATATCTATCATATTTTTTTTATCTTTAATCTTATTCATAACTGAAATTGATTTATCATCATTTAAATATTCTGAAAATAATTTAGAAAAAATTATATGATTTTCACGATAATAAATTTTTGACATTTTATCATTTATATTATCAAATCCTGATATTGCTACTCTATAATTATTATAATTTTCATAATCATAATTATATGATACATTTAATGAATCTTCTTTAATTAATTCATATTTTTCCTCTTGTGATATCTTTGCAAAATATTTTAATAATATTATATATTTTTCTAATGATATTTTTGATGTATTCTGTAAAAATCCAATCTCAAATTCATCATTTTTTTTAATATTTGTAAAAAGATTCATTATTACATCTTTGATATGAATATCAGGGATTTTAACTATAGAATCCATTATTATTATAATATATATATATATTTATATGTATTATAATTAAAAATTTCAATCTTTATTTTCTATATGTATAATAATGAATATATTAATAATAATTTTAATTATAATAGTTATTTTAACTATTTCTTTTTATAAATATATAAAAGAAAATTTTGTAAATTATGCACCTGCTAATATAATTTTATATGATACAATACCAGATAATAATCCTAGTCTATTCTATAATTATGTTATGACTAATCCAGATTTTTATTGGTATAATCCTCTAGATTATTGGTTAAATCCATATATTTCATATTATTGGAAAACCCAACATTTTAGACGTAAAAATATTCAATATACTATGCCAATTTATAATAATAGACATACGAGACATATAAATAAACATTTTAGAAGATAAAATACTATTAAATTTTTGTTATTTTTATATTTAATTTATCTATATTTATTTCTCCTAAAATAGTTAAATCGGCGATTGTATTAATTTTATAAATTTGATATATTAAATCCATAAATATATTATATCCATTATGTATAATTGCTTTTTCAGTTGCAGGATTATTATCAAGTTTATCACATATTTTATTAGTTGTATATATTTTTGATTCAATAAAATTATATTTATCTGTCAAATTTGTTATTGAATATAAACAAATTGGTATTGTTTTAAAAATTTCATTTTTTTTTCCAAATTCACAAATAATACTATCTTTATGTTTTAATTGATAATGCATATCAAAATTTATATGAAATTTCGAATTATTTTTTTCTAAAATCCCCACTGAATAATCATTTTTAGATACATAATTTATAATATTTATATTTTTAATTTTATTAGATATATAAATACTACCAAATGTTATAATATTTAATAATCCTATTAGTTCGTTATAATTATCTATATTTTTGTCTTTAATAATTTTTTTAATAAAATCATAATCTTCATTATTTTCATTATTTTCAGAATAAAATCCCATATCTAAAATTTCTGCAATTCTATTTGCAATTGCTCCTCCAAATGAATGACTTAAAATAGTTACTTTTTTAGAATTATTCAAGTCATATAATATTTGTATTATAATTCTATTTAAAAAATCTAAATCATTAAAAATATGATCACCTAAATATCGATGTTTATATAGCATACTTAAAATATATAAACTACTTTTAATATTATGAGATTTTGATATAATATTTGGTCTAAAAAAACACCATTTTCTAGTAATATCTAAATTTTTTTTTTCAGTAATTGTTATATCTTTTTTAAATGTATTAAAATTTTCACAACCCATTCCATGAATAATATATTTAATACCAATATAACTATCACTAACTATATCACTATTACTAGCTACATTACTATTACTATTATTACTATTACTAGTTATATTACTATAACTAGTAATATTAGTATCAGATTCTATTTTTTTTAGAACAAATTCTTCATTATTAATTATATTATTAATTTCATTTTCATTTTTTATATATTGAATATCATCATCTGAAATTACAATAATATCTAATTTATTAAATAAATTTTTGTTAATTATTTTATTTATTTCTTTATATATAAATAAATTTATAATTGCATTACTAAAACATATATCATTTAATGATTCATTTAATAAATTATATGAAATATTAAATTTTTTAATTAGTTTTAATATATCGTCAATATTATTAATATTTTCTTGATTATTTTTATAATCATTAATTAAAATATTATAAATATTATTTTCCGAATCAGTACATTTATTTTTAATATTATTTAATATTATTATTTTAAATAAATCATTAGTATTTTTTATTTCTATATCTATATCTATATTTTTTTTTATTATAGTAATAATATTTTTTATTTTATTGATATTTTCTATAAATAAAGATAAATTATCTAATAATTTATTAAAAAATCTATATTCTCTCAATTTATCATTATTATCTAAAATAAATTTATTTGTTATTTCAATATTATCTATATCTAAATTTATAATTAATTCATATAATATAATCATAATATTATTAGGATTTAAATTATTATTATATTTTATGAATGTTAATGATATAATAGTATCAATATTATCAATTTGACTTTGATTCATAATTTTTTGTATATAAATAAATTCTCTAATATTAGTTATTTCTTTTAAATAGCTTAAAGCCTTTATATTATCTATAAATTCATCCATAATATATATATATATATATATATATATATATATATAATATAATTTTTTTTTTTTATAATTATTTAAATATTTTAATGTTTTACTAATATTTTTCCTATTAAAATAATCAATATTTTCACCTTCTTGATCAAAATTTGTATTATTATATGTATTTGTCCAAATACTAAAATTATAATTTGGTGTATCACAATCTTCATAATTTAATAATATATACATTTCAACTTTCATTTTTGGAATTATTAAATTTGTGTCAGCTATTGATATATTTTTTGATAATCCAATAAATAAGAATCCATGTTTAACATTTTTTAAATATTCATTTTCTTCTTCAATTGTTTTATTTTTATATTTGTCATTTGTTATCACTTTTAAACCTTGATAACCAAAAGGTAATGATAAATTATTTATATCTTCATCTAATAAATGTAATAAATTAATATAATATAATTTGTTTTCTATTTTTATAATTGATGTATTTAATAAATATTGTCGAATATCTTTTTTTAATTTAAAATTTACAATATCCTCAAATTCTAATAATTCTTCTTCAGTATAACCTCTTGGATTTATTAAATATCCTATTTTTATAAAACCATAATATTCAATATCTTTATCAGATTCATTTTGTTTTGGACATGTATTTGTATTAACTAATAAATATACATTATATGTATTATTTAATGAATTTATTAAAATATAATAATCTTCGACACGAATAAATCCATTAAATATTTCTGAATAATCTTTAATAATTGTAAAATTATCAAATTTAATTTCATTATTTTCTTCTGATATTTTTTTTGTTATAAACATTTGAATATGTTTATCATTAACCAATGTATTTACATTATTTTTTAATGGATTTTCTAATTTTAAAATATCTTCAATTGCTGTTTTTCCCACAAAAGAAACATGATTAAATTTATTTTCTTCAGTTATATCTGAAATTTGATTCATCATAAAATATTTTGAATTATTTATAATATCATCAAAATTTGTGGAATACATATATATAATAAAATATATAATATTTTTAAATATAAAAAAATAATATTTTAAAATTTATCCATTAAAAACATCATGGATAAATTTAGCCAGTAAATAATTTAAGAAAAAAACAATAAATTGAGTAATTACAAATGTATTTAAATATGTTTCAATAAATGGTGGTTCTGATTTACCAACACATAGATCAAAAATATAATAAACAGGTAATTTTTTATCTTGTAAAATTAATGTTTTATCATATAATTCTATATTAAATTTTTTCTTAACAATGGTTTTCTCAGTTGAATCTATTATTTCAGGAATTTTAATTCCTGCAACTGATAATGAATATCTATTCAGATAATCATATTTAATATCAATATATGTCTTTTCTGCTTCATCATATATTTTTGTGATAATACCTTTTCTATTTATTTTTTTCCCAATAAATTTATCTTGATAAATAGTTTTTAATCTGATATTATAATTATCATTTATTTCTAAATATGTATGTGTATTTTTTAAATAAATATCATTTGTAGAACGTAATAACCACCTACCTATTAGAAATGGAAATTTATCAATTATATTAATATTTTTTGAATTATAACTAATCTTTTGTTTTATATCAAAATATAATGATAATATAGATGTGGAATTAAAAAGCAAAATTAATAATATATTAAAAAGTCTCATTTTTATATATTATTTATAATATATATGATTAAATTAAAATATCAATTTTTTAACATCTATAAAACATCTATCAACATTAAGATAACAATCTATACATAATTCATGACCACAATTAAATTGAATATGTATAGATGTTTTATAACAAATAATACATTCTTTAATATTATTTTTATTTGTATTTATTTTTGTTTGATATTCTAATATTTTGGGATATTTTGAACACATTTAATTCATTTTTCTTATAGCAATTGCATTAGTTTTTATTATTAAATTATATAATAAATTATAAAATTTTAATTTATTTTTTGGTTCATTCATTGCTATTATAGTAATATGATCATTTTGTTCAATTGCCATTAAAAAATATATAATCATTTGTCCATAATCTTTTTCAATATCTTTATAATAATTTGCTAAATTATACATACTTTTTGTATAATATTTATTAATTGCCATCAAATAATATTTTTTCATTTATTTATAATCTTTTTCAATTGTTTGATAATATGAAGCAAAACAATTTATTGTATATATATATATATATCACCTTTGTCAATAGCCATAAGATAATATTTTTTTATTTTTTCATAATCTTGTATTTTATATCGATAATATGAACCTAATTCTTGAATTGCTTCAACACAACCATTCTTAATATCTATTAAATATTTTTGTATTTTTATATCATCATTATATACTAATATAGGTTTTAATGAATTTGATATCATTTTTTAAATGATGGAGATAATTATTTATATAGTTATAATTATTCAATTTTTAATTAATGCAATTGCGTTGAGATAAATGAATATGTTCCATAAATACTAATAAGTTTTAATTTTTTTAATAATAATTCTTGCTGTTATTATAATTTTTTATTTGTTAACATTTAAATTATTAAATAAATTATTAATTTCTCAAACTACAACAGATAATAAAAGTTTAAATAATTATTTAGATTCTAAAATATACATTTTTTTTGTCATTTTAATTATTATTTATGTATATTTTAGACTATTTATTCTCTACATGTTAATATAAAAACTAATAATTGATCATTTGGATATAATAAATTAATTTTTTTTAATATTGTAGATAATCTAACTTTACCATCTTTATAACTAAATCCATTTTCTCCTTCAAATGTAATATTATTTCTACCACAATTATAATTATAATTTAATAAATTTCCTATCTTTGATTTATAATAATTTTTCCTTAATAATGTGCTATTATCTATTATATCATTTGATGATTCTTCAACAAAATTTTCATCAATTCCCAACCTTGCTATAAATTCTATTAATTGATCATCTGAATTATTTAAATTAGTAAAATCATGTATAAATCCAGAATCATCATGATTTAATAAATATTTATTATCTGATGATAAAGCAAGTAATTCTTCTTCTATATCTCCTTGTTTTTTAAGTATTTTATAAAATTTATCATGATCTGTATTATCAAAAACACCAATTTTCATTATTTCTACACCATTTTCACCATCTACTGTCATTGTTGGTTTTATTAATGATATATAATAATCTTGAAAATTAGATCTTTCATTATATTTATAATATGATATTGGAATGTCGCCAAATGAACCAGTATTTATAATTATTTCATTACCACTCTCTTTATCAGAAATTTTTTTAGAACATGTTGTAGTATCTATAGGAACACTAAAAATTGTATTTAGAGTATCATAATTATTTGTTATTATATAATTTTCAAATATAGGATCACTTTCAATTTCTTCAGTTGAATGATTTGTAAAAACAATATTCATTTTTTCTGGCACTTTTCCATAAATTGATTTTTCACTTAAATTAGAACCATGACCAGGGTAGAAAAAGTATTAAAAACTATTAAAATTATATTTAAAAATAAAAGATATATTATTTAATAATATGAAATCTGAAGAAGTATTAAAAATATTAGGTATAACTAGACCAACTCTTACATCA